CTATGTTCTAACTCCGCTACGAGTTAGCCATGAGCTAGTGCTACGCCGTACTGAACACCCAGTTCAAACGGGCGCAGCCATTACTGACCACGCTTACGTGCTTCCAACTAAAGTGCTGATGGAAGTCGGCGTGTCAGATGCTATGGATGTGTTTGTAGCCGGTATGTGGGGCGGATCTGCTGCGTCCACTAGTGTAAATGCCTTTGAGGCGCTCAGAAATCTGGCTAAAACACGGGCTTTAGTTTCTGTAGCTACTCGTCTTCATGCGTACACCAATATGCTGGTAGAGTCCGTATCAGCAGAAGAAACCAGCAAGACCATTGCAGCGGGACGATTTCAGGTCATATTCAGCGAGCTGTTCATAGCCGGCACACAGGTGGTTGCTGCGACAGCGCGCCCCGATACTAGCGCAAGTTCCAGTAAAGGTACTGTTACGTCCATGCCTACTTTGCAACAGATACAGCAGATGTATGGTGTACTACCTAATGGTATGGTGCCTTACACGGGGTACGTCGGTAGTATTACTCCAACTCCAGCTATGAACGCTGGAGTCGCCAACAACGGCTCGACGGCAATAGGCGCTGGTACTGCGTCGTCGTCACCAGTACAAACCCTGCAGCAGGCCTCATTCTTGAACTCACGCGGAGGTTTGCCATAATGGCCCTCCAAACTGTGTCTTTATCGCCTTCTCAGCAGAGCGTTACAGCGCAATTACAGGTAGACGGTGCTTCGCTTACGCTTACACTGGTCATTCACTGGTCAGCAATGGCCGGTTACTGGGTGATGTCCATCTTTGACTCGCAAGGCGACTTGCTTCTAGACAGCATACCACTTGTAACCGGGTGGTATCCGGCGGCTAACTTGCTGTCGCAATATGGCTACCTAGCTATAGGCAGCGCCTACGTGCTAAATTTAGGTGTAGCTGATTCTGACTATCCAGGTAATACAGATTTGGGTGCAGGATTTATCCTGGTGTGGGGAGATACAGCCTAATGAGCGCCGCTACATCTGTAACAAAGTACTTCGGGCGATCTTACAGCTTGCAGGTTTTTACGTCATTGGACGGTAGTGGCGACGGGGTTGAACTAAGCAGTGACGCCTGGGAACCGGCTGCGCTTCGCATAACATTTGAAATTAACCAGAGTCTTATTCCATCTAACTGGTGGTTTGCCGATATCAGCGTCTATAATATGAACGACCCTAGTATTATGGACGCTCTGCAGAACGCGCACTGGGTTACGCTCAAGGCTGGTTACCAAGCTGACAGTCAGTCAAACCACGTTATTTGGGACGGGGCTGTAATGCAAGTGCTTTACGGCCGTGAGAATGTAGTTGACAACAAAGTAACATTTCACTGCCTAGCGACTGATCCAATTCAACCTATCAACGTCAACTTTGGAATACTTGGAGCGCAGGCGCAGGCCGTTAGGCAAATGGTGGCTGCCGTAAAAGGCTACAAGTTGCTTAGTCCGCTGCCAGACGCCTTAGAGAACAAAGACTACCCGATGTCTAAGACGTTCTTCGGGTCAGTTAGTAAATACTTTGGGCAGATATCAGCTGATGGCGGATCTTATTGGTATAAGGCACCAGGCGGGGCAGCTATGGGCAGCTTAGACTCCGGCACTGACACCCCTGATTATGTCTACTCAGCTCCCCTGCCAGTAGATTGGAGCGGACCAGCTCCTGACACTACTACTTCTTACACTATACTTGGGACGCCGATGCAGAATGATTGTGGCGTTACGTTCCGCGTGTTGCTCGACCCTCGTATCATAGTGAAGTTTCCTCCACTGTTAGTGCGTATTGATAACACTATCATTCAGCAGTACGCATACCAGATAGGCGCCGAACAACCACCTTATGCTTTAGAAGCGAGTTACTGCGTGGCTGAGGTTCATCATTACGGTGATACGCGCGGTGACACCTGGGAAACTGAAATACACGGTTTTACTCGTAAGTACACGCAATTGAAAGAAATGTTTAAGACTGGGTAGGTTCAACAATGGCTACGGCGGTAACTAATTTAAGCCCGCAGGTGAGGTTGCCTTCTGAATACGCACAATGGTCAGAGCTTATTCGTCAGTCCCAATGTGATCTACGCGTCGCGGTGCCGGGCATCATACAATCATTTGACCCGGTCCGCCAACTAGCAGTAGTGCAGATCGCATTGCGCGAAAAGGTCGTAACGCCAGGAAAAGCGCCGGTCGACACCGCTATTTCAGTATTGAAGGACGTGCCCGTAGTTACCCCGCACGGCGGCGGATGGTGGATAACAATGCCGCTTCGCGTTGGTGACGAGTGCTTGCTAGTTTTTGCTGACATGGCACGTGACTATTGGTGGCTGCGCGGTGGGGTGCAGAATCAGTTTGAACTACGGCGCCACGACATCAGCGACGCGTTTTGTATTCCAGGACCGTGGAGCCAACCGCAGATATTACCGGCCTACAATCCTACAAACATGCAACTGCGCAGTTATGCTGGTGACGTGGTGATTGACATGGCATCTACAGGCATCACCATTACGGCACCCGTAGTGACAGTTAACGCCAGTACAAGCGCCGCTGTAACTGCTCCTGCTATCACCGCAAAAGCTACCGGCGGAACAACGCAGGCCGTGTTGCTGCAGGCGTTCCTGACCTGGTTTGAGACGGTGTATATGCCTTCGGTGAAGTACCTGACCACAGCGCCGCCTAATCCTATCGGCGTAACCAGCACGGTACTGGAGGCTCAGTAATGGCGGCGGAGAGTGTGCAGTACCTGGCTCTTGATCCAAGTTATGACCCAGTGTTTGACCCCGGCGCGACGTTGAGCGGTACAGCAGCGGTAGCACAGAATATACTCACAAGGCTGAAGCTGTTCAAAGGCGAGTGGTGGGAGAACTTAAACTTGGGTCTTCCAATGTTCCAGACCGTGCTAGGGCAAGCCGCTAGTTCAAAAGGCTTGCTTGCAATGCAGTTAGCGGTGCAGCAAGTTATATTAGGCACGCCCTATGTCACCGGCATCAGCGTTATGGACGTGCAATTTAGCGAAGGCACCGCGCAGTTAGTTATTACTGCCACAGTGCAGACAGTTTTTGGGCAGACGTCAGTAACTAACCAGCCGGGCGCGTCAGCGTCAGTAGGAGGCTAGACCGTATGAGTTACGCAGCCCCTAGTGTTGGGCCAGCTGGTTTGTCCATTGCGTACTATCCTGATATTCTGGCCGATAATCTTCAAGGCTTTCTGAATGTGTACGGGCAGAACCAAGTAGTCGACCCCAGTTCAGCGATCTATCAGCTGCTCAGTATCATTTCGCTTAAACAGGCGGACTGCAATGCTGGTCTGCAGCTTGCTTACAATCAGCGGTCACCGCTGTACGCCGTAGGCGCGGGGCTAGACCAACTTTGCAAACTGATTGGAATAGCCCGCCGTCAGGCTACTTTCAGCACCGTCACGCTTACCGTGGGCGGTGTTTCTGGTTCCACGATTATAAACGGCGTAGCCGAAGATGTGAACGGCTACTACTGGAATTTGCCTAACACAGTTACTATACCGCTTGGCTTGAGTATTAACGTCTCTGCGACCTGCGCCACACCCGGCGCGGTAGTTGCCGAGGCTGGGCAAGTTAGTATCATTAGCCAGAGCAACTCAGCGGGATGGCTGACAGTAACTAATTCATCGCCGTCAACGCCAGGCGTCGACGTTGAGTCTGATTCAGAACTGCGGGCGCGGTTCGCTGTCAGTGTTGCTGTGCCGTCGCTTACGTTGCTAGCTGGAACCAAAGCCGATCTGCTCGCGCTGACTGACGTTACACGCGTCAACGTGTTGGAGAATCCTACCAGCAGTACAGACGCGTACGGTAATGGCGCCCACTCACTCACTTGTGTAGTTCAGGGTGGGACGGTAACTGAGATTGCGCAAGTTATTTACGACAACCGTGGAATTGGGTGCAACACTCAGGCGGCGACTGGCAACGTCACTACTACGGCCACGTTCACTAGCGGCGCTAGCACTATTACCGTCGCCAGCGCTACTGGTCTTGTAGTTGGACAGATGCTGAGCGACGCTACTAACCCGACGGCTATTGTGCCTGGAACTGCTATCGCTTCGACTTACGTCTTGGGAAGCACCACAGTTCCTATCACCGTTCCTACAGCAGCGGCGCATTCTGGCGACACGATTAACTTCACGCTCATGGTCACTACGCCGGTAGCCGACGCAAATATGGGAGGCCAGGTTACTAACATTGCGTACGTGCCGGCCGTGCCAGCGCCGGTCTACGTCACGATGACAGTTCATGGCTTGACAGGGTTCACCACTACTACGCTTGCGGCTATACAGACTGCGGTGATTGCTTACCTTAACTCGCTCAGTATTGGTGAGCCAGTCGTGTATTCAGAACTGTACGGCGCGGCGCTGAATGCGCGTAGTAACCCTGACGTGCCGGCCTTCAGTATTCGGAGCGTAGCGTCAGCTTTGACGCCTACGCCGACTGGTACGATTGACCTTGCGCTGAACTTTTACCAGGTGTCAGAAGCTACTACAAGCACAGTACTGGTGACTGCCGTATGAGCCAGAATCCTGATTTTGGAGTAGGCGGATACGGGAGCGGAGGGTTTGGCAACTCACCGCTGGAAACCTTGCCGATTGGCTATTATCTAGGGTTGTTGTCATCAGAGTACCGCAACTCACCAAAGCTGAACGCTTTGCTCGCCTTCCTGCTCAGAAAATTTGATGACGTTAGTGAGTGCCAAGTTTCTCTTGACACGGCGTTTGATCTTGCCTATGCGGTTGGTGCACAGTTAGACACGCTCGGCTTGATATTTGGTATACCTCGCATATTACCGTTCCAGCCTAGCAATGGCACCAGCCCAGTGCTTACCGATTCAGTGTATAGACAATTGCTCCAAGCGCGCGTTACTTGGGACACATGGGACGGTAAGATTGCTAGTATTCCGGCCCTGTGGAACAGAATGGGATACCACGGTACGCTCATTTTGGCCGATGAACAGACCATGGCGGCAAATATAACGTGCCCAGGAATTGACAACCCGCTTATTCTGGACATGCTCTGTGGTCAAGCCTCAGGATGGAATGGAATTACTGCCCAGCCGACTAACATCGACATGACGAACGGGCTGATTATTCCGAGGCCGCAGGGAGTCAGGTACGTGTATAACAGCAGCAACATCCCGGTCCTCGGTTTTGACCGGCAAGACACTTACGTCGCAGGATT